GTTAACGTCGTTAGCAACGCGCAGGTCTTTCTCGTCAACCCAGACCTTAAAGCCACTGCCTTCAACCAAGAAACTTTTGCGACCACGAACAGACTGCTCTTCAACAATTTGTCCTGGGCCGTGAGCGGTATGCACGAACACCACTGCCTCCTAAGGGGTCTTCTCCCTTTAGGAAGCCGCAACAGTGCTACTACAGGATGACAAAAAGAAAACCCCGGCTTATTGGCCGGGGTTTTTCTCTGAGTAAACACGGGGTCCGGAAGAATCCGGATAGTTGTACGACGGGCTACTCTTCTTCTGAAAAGTTATAAATTGGTTCTTCCGCATACTGCCAGAAGAAGGTGACTTGGAATTCTTGGAGTTCTCCATTTTTCATTGCGCTCCCCCGCGAACCACTTCTGCGGAAGACTCAACAATGGCCTCGACAGGAACATCGTTGCCGTTACTCACACTCACCACTACGAGTTCAGAATCATCAATCGGAAACGCACCGGCAGGCTTCCACTCGCGCTTCATCCAAGAGTGTTGCTGCACAAAGCTTCCCACGGGCAAGTTCAGATCGGCCTCTGTCTGGACCAGAACCTCTAAAAGCTTCCCGCGCTCTTCGGGGGTGCTGAACAAAAATCCTTTGTAGTCAGACGGGGGCCAAACCTCGGTGCCATTAGGAAGTCGCAAGCCGACATCGTGGTGTGTCTCGCTCAATTTCATCATCCCCATTCTGGGTAGTAGCCGAATATTTCACTATACTGCTCAAGCAGGTCTTCAAGAATTCGTTTCGATTGCGGCGCACCGCCATTCACGATTTCCGGAAAGTCTGCCCTGATCTGGTCTTCGTATTGCTGTGCATGAAGCGCAGAATAGAATTCCGGATCATTAACTAAATCCTCTACTGTCTGCTTTCCTGCCCTGTGCGTCTGAATTGCTTCAAGCCGTCGAACTGCTTTGTTTACTCTTTCTTGATTAGCATACCGCGAACGCCCGTAAGAGGAAGGGCCATTTTTCAAAGGCGACTTATTTGCAGCACGCGGGGCACCGGCACGCATTTCGTCAGACTCTTCGGGACGCTGGCGATTACGCGGAATCTCAATAGGCGCGGGAGCCGGGGGAGCGGTCGTCATGGGCGGGGCACCCATAGGGGACGGTCCACCAGGAGCAGCACCGGCAGGTACGCCGCCAGCAGGCTCACCGGCAGCCTCAGGGTCTGGAGCGGGAGGGGGAACACCCGGCAGAAGACCCAACTGGCCAGCAGGCATCTGCTGCTTCATTTGCATATCCATCATGTCGGCCTGGCCCTCAACCATTTCGGTCTGAGACAGAGCCTGACGAAGCTGAAGGGTGGCACCAAGTTGCTGAGCAAGCTCAGGCGGGTACGGCAATCCTTGTGTGTCGCAAAGCTTCTGGAGCTTGTTCATGGCCTGTGAAGTGGCAAGACCCTTCTGAACAGTCTCTTCAGCGCTGCGCTCAAGCTCCTGCTTAAAGTCAATCGGAATGTTAACTGCGAGCATCTTGTCCGACACCGGAACACCGGCTGCCTTCAGTTGCTGCACAAAGGCACGCTCAGTGGCCTCGTCCCTAAGGTTCAGGGTACTGAAATGTACCTCAGGAATTAATAGCTTGGGAACCCGCACAATTTCTTCTTCGCCGGTTTCCTCGTTGTATTGTACAATTTCTCTGTACAGTGGGCGGCGGTAACCACCCTTCTGCTCGTAGTCGTAATGTTCCTGAGCCTCGGCAATGATTTCCATACGCTTGATAATGTGGCGACGAACCTTGTTCTGAAAGTTAAGCATAAGCTGCTCGCAGACCTCGCGGTTAAGCGCAGAGGACGCATATGCTCCACCAGAACCACCGGCCACCAGGGCTTCACCAATGCCCCACGCCTGCAACAGTTTTGCAGTGATGCGGTCGTAGTCCTGGTCAAAGCGAGGGACCGACTCGCGCCCAAACACTGATTCGATCTTCAGGCCCATGTTGTGGACCATCAACTTAAAGTCAGCAGCCAGAGCAGACTGCATGTCATCACGCACTTGGTCTAGGTCAGACTGGCTGGGAATCCACGGCTCGCCATCGCCCAGGTTGTCCATGCCAAGGGTCGCCAAAATCATTGGGGCGTAAAGCCTGTCGGCCACAGCGTCCTGTGCCGCGTTCAGCGACTCTTCCATCATCAGTGTGCGGAAGGATCGCATCAGGTGAGGGGTGCCGCGCAAGTCCCACGGGCTGGCCTTGTGAACCAGACGAGACACCAGTGCGTCAGAGATATCCAGGCCGTCATCCTGATCGGCGGCGCGAACAAACTCCGGATAATTTTTTACCAACTGCTGGTACTGCCAGACTCGCTCCATACGCTCTGACGGCGACTCTTCAGTTTCCGGCGATCCCTGCGGACCACTACGAAGACGTTCGATCATATCCTTGACAAGAAGCTGGACACGCTCTTCGTCTACAAAGATAGACTTAGAAACCCGAATCATTTCGGGGTCGATAATTTCTTCGGAACTCCAGATTCCCAGAGACTCGTTGAAGTGCGCGAGAGAAGTCACCTCGCCCACCGTAAAGTATTCTCTACCAATGCAATCCGGCAAGAACTCTTCATAGTTCAGGTCATTCAAAAACATCTCAGAGTAAAACTTTTCGATCAGAGAATCCTTGCAAGAAAACTCCAAACCAATTACCGGAAACTTTGCATAGATATCAATGAGCAAGGGAATTAAGTCGTGCGTCCGATAGTAGAGGCGGCACAGCTTGCGAGCTTCCATCTGCTCTTTGGGGTCCGACGTATCAAACGGAATCCCCTTGTCCATAAGGGAACCCATTGGCACTCGCTGCTTCGGGATCGCCATCTGGAGATTGGCAGCGGTGCGCCTCATGTTAGAAACTTTTTCCCGGTTCATCTGCGAGGCAACGCCGTTGTTGGATTCGCCAACCCCAACCATCCCGGCCTTAGGCAGCAAAAGGCCCGACGCGGTGCGGGACATCCGCTTATCGCTCGTCGTCCATTCTGCCATTTTAAGTACGCTTTCTCGGGGCGGGAAACAGTATTAGCTTGCAGCCCTTTTCAGACAGCACTCCGTATACCATAATTCATCCGGCAAAAAGTCTTCAGCCTTTTGCTCTAGGTGGACCCTGAATGCCGGATAGACCGGGGTGCCGCCCATCTTCAATTCGGTATCAACTTCTGCCACAGTCCCCACGCCGTCGTAAAGCTGTCCCGCAGTACGGCATTCGACTTTGTCTCCGACATGGAAAGGGATTGTGGCCAGCAAGAACGCCAGTCCGTAAAGCTCTGGCTGCTCCACCGGCATGGAGTCCATGCACTCTTTGCAATAATGAAAACCCTCATGTGTGATAGCAGAATCTGTCAATTGCTTGCAGGATGCACATAGCTCCATGATTATTACCGGGTCTTCTTTCTGGCTACCCATTTACCGCCGGGACCGTGCCGATACCATTCATCACCCAGGTCTTCTTTAATGGTAGGCATCTTATCATCCTTGCCTTTTCCTAAAGGACCAGGATCAGAAAGGTTATGGCGCGTTACCTTTTCGCCACGGCGGCGACTGGCATTGCGCCAATCAAAATCTCCCTCTGCATTACTGGGATATCGACTTATCTCTTCGGGGGAAAGCTTAACGTCAAAAAACATATCTGACGGGGGCTTCGGCTTTTCTGGCTTCGGCGGATTGTCCCAGCTTCGACCTGAGCCAGGTGCCTTATTGCGGTTGCGTCCCCTGGCGTGCCTGTTGGACTTTTTCCGGCAAGAGCCATCAGCGCACGGCTTAGTGCCAGGGACTCTTTCGTAGCCCTCCCAGCAAGTGCAGCCGCCCTCTTTGGCGGTCCTGGCCTGCCTGTAATTCGCCCGGTGTCGCTCAAGTTCCTCGCGATAGGCTTGCTCTGCTTCCGGTGTCATTCCTGGGATGGGCAAGCCTGCCGATACTGCGGCGCGAATTTTGCTTGAACTCATGCTTGTCTCTGAATCACGCGGCAGGGTAAGGTAACTCACCCCGCCATGATTAGAGCCAAGCGCTCCCGAATACAGCGAAGGGTGCTGATCGGGGGCACCGGGAACTACGGCATCTTCGCCGGTCACATTGACGATGGTGTGGTTCGGATAATGCCGCTGCGCCCAAGCCGCAAGGTCACTGCGTCGTGGCTTCTGTGGTCGGCGCTCGACTTCCTCTGAAGGCTCGGTTGCAACTCGCACGGGAGCGCCATCAATTTGCTCCGGAAATGCAGCCCTAACCACCTTGGCGCGAGCCGACAGACTCAGTCGGTCCTCTGGGGCCAGCTTGTTGGCCAGCAGCTTGTCCGCAGTGGGCACAACGATAGAAGCGTCTACCTTGTAGCCGGAACTCGTAAGTGCCCTGTGTGCGTCTGCCAATGCGCCCACATGGCCCTCATGCGGTGGATTAAATCCGCCGCCATACATCAGCACAACGGGCCTGTCTCGCGGGGGAGCAGTTTCGGTGATGTTCAGGTGGTTGGCGGTGCGCCGACTCGCTACAATCACGTTCTCGCGCACGGGAATTTCGCGGCAGATGAATTTCTCCACTGAGGCGGTGTGGTTATCTCCACCTGTACCAATCACATACGAATTCCAAATCTTCCCGCACTTGCAGATTGAGTAGCTCGGAACCGCATGCAGCGCACCGCATTTGCACGCAAAGTCATTCGGCTTGCTGGCAAGGTAACCATTGAGGTGGTCGTCCCACTCCCAGCCAGCCACCCGGCGGCTGAAACTCTGCGAGGTGCCCCAGCCCTGCCATGCCTGCTTG